GGTTTTATGTCAGCCGAAGTCTTTATCAAAGCCAATATTGGATCGGCATCTTCTACAACTTCAACTTTAGTTGCTGCTGGTTCTGTCGGAACTTCTGACAATTCTACTTGTCGAGCCCGTCCTGTATTAGGATCAAATGATAAAGCTTTTCCGCCATCCTTTGCAGCTTTAATCATTACGTCTCGGAACAATGCGGAAATGTTATTACCAGTTCCTACTTCGATAACTGCGTTATCATCATTTACAATACCAAAAATTTTCTTCATAACTCATTTATTTTATACTATAAATATAATGAATAAATCGTTATGATCCAACCTATTTGTAAACTTTTTTCATGCTGCCGTCATCATATATTTCAATGAATATTCCTGACTGTGTCGACGGATCGCATTTTTGTCCCATCATGTTTATGGTTTTAATTACGACGCGTTGTTTGTTGTCAACCGTTACGGGCCCGAAGATTTCAAAGTATCCGTCCGTATCTACTTGTTTAAGCACATAGTAATTGATTGCGTTGTCAAACTCTCTATCTACAATCGTATACGTTAATGTTTCTGTACTATTAAATGCTGCTGGAAGTGTTGCAATGGTTTTGTAACTACTATCTTGCATTCTTTGAACTTCAAATTGCATTGAATTGTGTTCGGATGCCGTCTTCCATACTAACACGTTGCCGTATTGTGTTGGAGTAACTTCAAAACACATCAACTCTACTGGCAATGCAGGATTGGGTATTTCTATCAATTCGATGTTATCAATCCACCATTCTTCCCCGGCGGCATTGGCTCTACAAAATAAATCAACTGCTACTTGACTTATGTTGGCAGGAAGATTAAGTGTGATAACTGAAGGTCCGTTAACAGACGCTCCCGATGGACTAGCATAAACATCTCCAATTGGTGCTGCTGAATTAGTGAATGATCCGTTAGCTGTATGCGTTATGGTACCAGCTGTATTGTATGCCCAAGTTGCATTGTTGTTGCCGGTTATTCTTAATTCCGTCACGTAGCTAGTTCCCCCATTGGTAGAAACTTGCACTGAAACATAATCGGCAGCATCAACACCACGCGTGGCAGCAGTTGAATTTGAAAAAGTATATGATGCCAATCTAAATTTTAATTGGTATTGATTGAGTGGATTCAATCCGGTTACATTAGGCAAAGAATACCAATCTTGTTCATATGCAGATGTGCCCGAACCTAATCCATATATAACAGCGCTTTCAGTTGGCGTAACAGATGCGTTAGTAAACCAATTCGCAGTTGGAGCAAACGACCACCACAACCCGGCCCATGTCCAAGTTTCCATGTTGTCATATTGTATGACAGTTTGTGTTCTAGCAAAGCTTGTTAGAAACACGAATACTACTAGTAATTTATTCATATGTTTTGTTTTTATGTTTGCGTTTTCTAGAATAGTTAGTTTTGTCAGGCACGGCTCTTTGTACGAAACGTCCATCAAAATATCCTTGTTGTCGTTGTGATTTTCGGGATGCTGCTAAATTAATTTTTAGAGTCTGATTGTTCATAACGTGACATAGTTTGTTGAAATGCAACTTCATATGCATCTGCCAAATCGTGTAGATATTCATGTTGTATTTCGTTCACCGCGTTAAACACGTCTTCATGAATGCCTTGTGCGTACGCTTTCATCATGATATCTTCAATTCGATCTGCCATTGCTATATTCCTATTATAATGATTAATGTTTACGATTCCAAATTACCATTTTCTACAAGACCAATATCTTGCTTTCCATCTAGGCCCAGGATTGGTATCACAATGATGACGAGCTCTAAATGAACGTCTACGTGCAGGATTGCTTTTGCGGATTCTCATGTTAGGATCACCAAAGTTAACCTTTACAACGTTGCCTTTGTCATTCTTAACATAGACTTTGAACTTCTTAACGTCACCTTGCATTGGTTTACCTAGCTTAACGGTTCTGCCTTGATACTTAGCTTCTGTAAGTACTCCCAATTTTCCTGCTTTGATGTCTTCTAGCATTGCAACTGCACATCCATTGCATATTGACATTTCTTCCATAGATTCCTTTGTTTTGTTTCCCCAATTGGATGCACCAACGTTGCGACATTTACTTAAAGCTAATGATCCATATGCAGATGGCCATACATCGTATCTAGATTTCACTTTGTGATAACACGCATCGCGTTTTTTCTTTTTCTCTTCTATTACTGCTTCAGCTTTTGGGGTACGATCTCCCATTCCTACACGTCGCTTTTGTGCAACCAATGCTTTCTTTTCGTCTTTGTCAAATGAACTCCAAGTTTTAGGAGTATCTTTTGATACTTTGCGAGAAGGTCTACATTTCTTTACGCCTTTGGTTTTTGAATTTCCACAAGGCCGTCCATGTTGATCTGTCCATTTTTCTTTGACCCAGCGACGCAAATCTTCGTTCTTAAAAACATCATCCAAATTCATTACAACTCCTGTCGTATACCTAATTTAGGAAGATGTGATCTCCAAACATTAAGTATGTTTTGTTTTTCTGTATCTGTAATAGTTCCGTTGTTTACCCAAACATTCAAATAGTCATTTACTACTTGGGTAAATGGATGTTTGCTTTTCTTGGCTCTGGTATACAAGCCTTGTATCATTGCCGGTGTTTCTTTTGGCAATGTAAAGTATCGAGCCGGAGGTAATTGTCCGGTGTTTATCTTTTTGCGTAATGCTTGATCCGATGCAATGTATTTGCTATCAATTGTATTCCAACCGCTTTGTGTGGTATGTTCTATTTCATGTCGCAATATGTCTCGAAGTTGCATTGCTACTTCACTTAACACATTAGGATATTCAGCAGGATCCAATTTAAACCTTACTTCAATCAATGGCATATCATCTGACTGTCGCTTTGTTTCATTGTAAGCATCTCCTCCGAATCTAAAATCACCTAACCCATCAACCCATTGCACTTTCATTTGCAAATAGAATTCTAAAGGTATTTGCGTGTTGTCTACTTCTAAAAAGTATATCTCCGGATAATCATCACTATCAATTTGCGGGGCGTCAGCCGGTGACTTGAAATGTATCTTTTTGCCGGCAAAGTTTCCATTAGGATCTTTCGTGCATGCAAAACTATCTTTGACTACACCTAGCAAAGTCCTGGATAATTCAGTAACCAAACTATCATATCGGCCTTCGATTATAAGTGTTTTCATTGATATCATATTAATAAATATCAGCCTAAAAGATTATAATTCCAAAACAATTCTTTCTCTTTGTTGAATGGATTTCCTACTTGTTGATAGTAACAATTCAAGCAAAGCATCTGCAAATTTTCTACGCGATGATTGGTAACGTCTCCGTCAATATGATCCAACAACAATGGTACCGTGTCGTCTGTTACTCTGCGTTCCGCATACCCACAGCATTGACATTCTTCTTGAAATATGTTCAATGCCAACAAACGATTACGAAGCTTCCATACGGGATAATTTGGATGTTTGCCTTCTAACAATCTGTCAATGGAATACAATCCGGCATTTGCACGAACTGAATCTTTTGTGATGCCTAATCCTGCTTGATTGGTATGCAAATCATACAGTGTCTTTCCCGTTGCGGAATCAACATACATCTTTGCATATTTCTTCCAAGTAGTGAAAGATACTTTTAAAAATCTAGCAGCTTCTGCATTTGATTTAGTGTTAGCAATTGCATAACGAATATCAGACTCTGGCAAATCAAAAGCAGTTCGGCCTTTCCCATAAACGTATTTATATTGCTTGTCACTCATTAATACACTCCGTGTTTTCTTAAAATAGCTACGGCATCCTTTGGTGTTGTTTTAGTTTCCCACATCCGTTTCATTTCAGGTTTTAACTTGCTAGTAAAATCTATAAAGGTTGCGTGATATACGCCGCTTCGAGTTTTTACTTCGTCATACCAAGTTGAATATGCCGAATACTTTTCATCGAATCTATCTGCATCCGTACGCGTTTCCCAATACTCAATTTGATCTTTAAGTGGCCATAAATCTATTGGAATGTTAGGATCTTTTCTTCGTCCTGGTAACAATTGTTCATGTGCACGTTTAGATGCGTTTCTAGAAATGAATTTATCCATTGCATTGATAGAACGATCCTTTGCTGATTCTCCGGAGTAAGCTGATTTTTTTCCCATTAACTTTTTGTTTTTTCTGTTAGTATAACTAGTTTCTTCCAAGCATCTTCGGCTCGGTAGATGTATTTTTTAAATTTAAGAATGTCTTGTTGAACTCTAGCAGTTTCGGCTCGCTTCATGTTTCTGTGATACGATGCATGAAGAAAACCTATACGAAGTTTTCGAAACCATTTCATTGTTTTTTATTTTTATATTTTATAACTGTAACCATTAATCCGTTACTTAGCAACATTTCACTTACATCTTCACAAGTATCCCAATCGTCTATGAATATGGAACACTGCTTGTTGTTGTGAGTTATGGTTGCACATTGAACGGCTTGGTAATAATTATGTCCACATACTTCAGTTAAACAATCAATCACGTGATCAAACGTATTGTGACTGTCATCATGCAATATTATTTGCCATTGGCCTCGTTTACTGGTTGATTGTTTTTTGGACATCTCTGATAATCGCACATTGTTCATAAAACTCATTTTGTTCTGCATACTTTAAACATTGATCTAGAAAATTCTTTTTTCTCGTTACGTCCCAAGCTTCCGGCCATTCCCATTTGTTAGTCTTCATGTGGTTAATGGACGTTATCAATAGCTTATTAATAAAATTTTCTGTTTCCATACTTTATAATAAGTATTTTACGGATAATATCCAAATGTTAAAGTCCTTCTGGAGTTTTTGCAAATTGCTTGGAATTCCATTGCATTCTGCTACGAATGTTATCGCCCCCATCTTTATATTCTTCATGATCCAAATATTCTACCGATGCTTTCTTCCATTTTCCAGCTCGCATCAATTTCAATGTTTTTGGAGATTTCTCAGTGCCTAATTCGCCTCGATAACATGCATTGATCAATGCTTGTTTAGTAGATATTGGTAATTTTTCATAGTTTGGAACAAGACCTTTTGCTGTTCGTTCCGCACTGCGTAAGTCTTTTTCAAACAAACGTAGTGCTTCTTCATCAGTAAGTCCGTTTTTAAATCTACCAGATGCTACTTCTCTATCTGTTAATTTATGTCCAAATGCAATAGTAGGATTTCCTCCTTCGGGACTTTTATGTGGGAACCATCTTTGTTTGTCCGGTTTCCAGCCTCCGGGAGGATATGTTTTGCTATTTTCCCATTTTTTAATAAAATTCTTAAACGCATCTGTTATAGGATTACCATATGACAATCCGGTTGATGTAGTTGTAGAAGTTGCAGTTTGTTTTTTATTAGCTTGGGTTTTATTGGCTTGTATTTTTTTATAAGATGCATCTATAGTTTGTTTGTGATACATGTTATAAGTTGACATGAATGTTTTAACGTATTTATATGGATCTCGTCCTAATGCAGCCGCAACCGCATCATAGATATTAGATTTAGTCATTGCAATGAATGCAGCTTCGGCTAATGCTTCGTCGTCATTGAAATATCCATTTGCATACTTAATAAGTGCCGCAATATCAGCTGCATTTTTAGTGGATTCAATTTTTGAATAGTTCCATTCGTCATCTGATGTGATGTATGATTCAACTCCTTCAAATATCAAAGCTTTTAAACGTATCATTTTGAATTCCGTATAATTAATTCACCCAGAACTTCTAATCGTCCAACTTCTCGTTGAAATTCAATCTGTGACATCGATGATGATATTTTTTTATATGTTTCGTCAAACTCACGTTTAGCTTTTTCTAAATCAAATTTACCAGCAGCAGCTTTTTTGTAATAAGGAAGTTTAACTTTGAAATGATGCCACGTTAACAGAGCTAGTCCTCCTTTTTTATGTGCGGTATTGGCAATCTTTTCAGCTCCGGCTTCTCGAGTGTCAGCAAAAGATTCAAACGTATCTGATTTATCTTTGCCTTCAAATAGTAAATTTATTAGTTTCATATTAATAAATATTACTTACTACATTAATCTTGTTTGAATTCCGTCATATATAAATAATTTGTTTCGTAACCTGATTGATTCTCAACAGTATATATATTCATATCTATTTTATAACCTGGATTTTCTTTAATTCTATTATATGTCCAAGCTTTGTCCATCCATATAATTCTATTGTTTGGATATATAAAATAATTTCCATTATCCATTTTAAATACATGGCCGCATTTGTGTTCCGGAGTTTCAGAAAAATTTGTATCTAACATGTTTCTATCTTGATGTGCCCAATCTAAAGTAAAAAGATATATTCCTTGACGTTTTATGCCAGTTATCGATATTAGATCTGCTCGTTTTCCATTTAATCTTTCTCTTACATGGACGTCAATATAAGAAGAAAAACAATCCCAATATACGTGTTCTGTCAATGGTAATCGTTCGGCATCTGATTTCCAAACGAATGCATGTATAGGTCTTCTTGTCCAATTAACGCCATTCTCTAAAAAAGCCTCAAATAATGGTACTCTTTTTTCTATTGATGCAACACAATGTACATCAGCTGGAGTAAATTCTCCTATGCCGTTTTCATGATTAAATAAAAACTCATTTCTTATAAAACAAGTAATTGTTGGTATGTTTGCGTTTAAATACGCCATATAACTTATTTTTTACGTTTTTTACGTTTGTTATGTTTTGAAATTTCAACTGCCGCCAATTGTTTTAATGCTGCTTTTTTAGATTTAGGTTTTTTGGATAATCTACGACCTGTTTCTGTTGTAGCAAAATACCCAGCTTCAGTTTTTTCAATGCGTTCTGGCATTAACTGTTTCAAATGATTTTTAAAATCAACCGGAACGAAATGTGGACGTTGCGAGTTGTATGCATCGTTTCTATGCATCTCATGTGACTCTTCAGAATTCATTAAAAAGTTTCCAACTTCTTCTACATCATCTTTAGATGTTGTGATATGATCCACTGCCCATGCATGACCGTCGGATAACATTGCATCTACTTGATCCGGATCCATTTGCAGCATGGCATCTACCATTTTCTTGATGGTTTTCAAGTTTTGAAAAAACATGTAGTTGTTGGTATCGCTATGATCCATTTCTGAATTGCAACCACATTCGTTTAATCGTTTCATTTCGTGCCTTTTATATAAATATCTCATTGTTACGATTAGAAAGGAAGTGATCTCCAAGTTGCGCCGTCGTATATGTATAAAATAGCAGCATTAAAATCTACATACATCGATCCGGTTAACGGGGACGCAGGTTCAATTGATGGAATTGCAAAATTGCCACTCGAACTTATTGTACCTAAATTAACTACAGACGTTGGCGTTGCTGTCATGTTTAAACTACCAGATGTTGTAAGTGATCCAGTTAACGTTAATGCATTGATACTTGGATTAAATGTTAACGAAGTATCAGTTAATGGTGCTTGTTGTCCAGATGTAGCACCGCCAAACAATACGTAATGAGTGCTATTGTCTGTTCCAGCTGCAGTATTTACTGTTGCTGCAGAAGTTGAAGATCCTGCTAACGTGCCCGTAAAAGATCCAGTAAAAGATCCGGTTGCAACAACAGAATCCGTACTTCCGCCGCTTAATGCATCAATTGCTCTCGTAACATGTTCTGCTTGTATGGTACCACCATCAGTAATACCTGTTTTATTTATTATTGCCATCTTTCATATTCCTTGTTTTATAAGGCCACCAATTTTTTGTTTGTTCATTCAACCAAGCTTGTCTGTCATCACAACCACAATCTTCATCTAGCAGTTGTGCTATCTTTTTTGCAAGCTGATCTAATCCAGTTGCTGAAGTTATTCGCTTAATGTCGTCGCCTAATCCTTTACTTTGCATATCTTGTTCCGTTCTTCATTGCATTTTGCAATTGCATTATCATCGTTTGCCATTGTGCAGTATGTGGTATTTCAAACACTCTGTTACCCGGATATTTATATTGTTGTTCGGGTTGCATCATTTGCATATGACCCGTGTCGTCAATACCCAATACCGGATATGCAACGTTGCGCATAGTTATTGAATTGCTAGGTATCATTGTGCAACGTCCCGGATGCTCCCATTGTCCTTGTGGCGTTTCAACAGCATCGGTTTTTTTCATGATAGAATCCCACCCGGAAGTATCTAACGGCTTCTTGCGAGTTACGTGCATTATTAATGATTCCGTTACCTCTTTTTCATCTGTTTTTTTGAAAGACGATGGCAACATGTATTTATCAACCTTAAGTGCTTTAGCCAATATAGCTATCAAACTACCACCCGGGGTAACAGCAACCGTTGTTAGTCCTAACAATTTAACTACATCTTTCATTTGACCTCGTACCCATTTCCATTCTTCCGGAGTTAATTTTTCTCCATTAATGTGGTCCAATATCATTTTTAATGCATGTTTTGTCTCTAAAGTTTCATTTTTCATGGCTGCCATGAAATCTTTTACTTGAGTCTTGCCTTTGTCTATCATTCCGGGTACGTTGAATTCATTTACAGCATTTTCTACAGAAAGGCGACCCATTGTAATCTTTTGTTCAAGTCGTTTTAAACGTTCTAAATAGCCTCGATTACGTAGGTGTTTGTATGCCATGTTTTCTATGGAATATTCTCCTTCTGCATCGAGTCCCGTTTGTCGTAAATGTCGTAATCTATTCTTTATGCTTTGTATTTTTTTCTCAATGTGTGGATCGGATGCCTTTAACGAATCAATTTCATATTCATACGGTTCTGCCTTTTGTTGTATGATAGCATCATCAATCGAAATCATATCAGCTGTTGGTTTCGTTAACCATTTGTTTTGCATCAAAGAATAAGATGCTACTGTAGAATGTAATTTCTCGTTAACATCTTGTGCATACAATTCAATGTTCATGCCTTTTAATGATAATGGATAATTTTCATTCCATATGCTTTTTTTAGCGTGCATGTAATTTTTAACCAAATGCAAATTGTCTCCAACTTGGCCGTAATTGATAACTACATGCAAATCTATATCACTATGTTCTGTCCAATTGTAATTGGCACTGCTACCAATGATTATGATGTCTTTTACAGGCGCATCGACATCTAGAAACTTGTAAAATTCATTGGCAATTTTTAAGAATCCAGCACGAAGTTTCTTACGAAGTTTACCATTGCTCCAAAGTTTTGGATTAAGTGTTTTCTGTGTAGTGTATTCCTGGATCATATATAATAAATATCATCATTTCCAAAACAATTGGACTAAAATTAAAGCAAATGCCAACGACAATGATACGGCAGTTTTTACATTGATAGCTTCTTCCCGAAAGATCCAAGTCATAATAGCAAACATAGTAATTCCCGTAACAAACGAAACAAATCTACCAGGCCAAAATTCGCCTTCGAATCCTTGAACTGCATATTGAGTTGCTTCCATGAATAACCAAGTAATAGGAACTCCTAATAACATTAATACCCATCGATATGTTTTAGCCCATGGCCATATTAAAGGACCATTGACTTGCATCCATACGAGTCCTTGTCCTATTAAGAATATCAAAATGGAAAATAAAATGTATTTATAGTTCATATCATTATAATATGATATTTTACAATACGAACAAAATTATTTAGAAGATTTTTCTGAAGCATATTTAACACCCATGATAGTTCCGATGATGCTAAATGCATTGGTTAACAAGATGCCGAACATGTTGCTCCAAGTAGATCCTATAATTTGAGTATCTTGTCCCGCAAACATTGCTACCATGTATATTGCAGTAGTGGTAACGCCTACACCTATAATGATAATAAGTGATACTTTTACAATGAGATTAATCAATTCAAACTGCGTACGCTTTTGCATCATATCCAAATCATTCATTGCTTCATCGCGAGCCGATTCGGCATCAATCTTAGATTGTTCTGCGTCATTTGCTGATTGTTGCAGTTCTTGCATTAACTGTTGATTTTGTTTGTTTGATTCAACTAGTTGTTTATTTTGATCTTGTATTTGTTTGGTTATTTCTAACCGTTTTCGTCGATTTTCTTTATCACGCGTTGTGCATGCTTTTATGTATGCATCAAACTCAATATCATTAGTTGAATCAATTAACTTAAGAATGTTACCTTCGAGAGCTATATTTTTACGTGCATATAACTCAATTAATTTTTGTTTAGTATTATCATCTAATACTATCATCGATATACTTTAAACGGTGCCGTGCGCGCTTTATAACCTTCATAATCTGCGCGGAATTGTTCTAAACGGGGTTCAATATCATCTGACTTAATTATCCAAAATTGAGCGCCGGCTTGAATTGCTTTTGCTTGTTCTTCTGGTTCATTTGATGACGAGATAATTCCAATAACCACGTTATTACCATACTCAAAATTAATTTTTCTAATAAGTTCGATACCATCAAACGAACTTCCGATAATATTTAAATCAACAAATACGCATTCAGGTTTATCGTTAGCATCGCCACTTTGAAACCATTTCTGAAATAGTTTTGCTGCTTCATCGGAACTATTTAATGAATTTAAAGACAAACTTATATCGAGCAACGAACATGCATCTTCAAATACCAAATGAAATAAATCTTCGTCATCTACCAATAATATTGAATCAATCATTTTTTGTTTTCCTTTATTTTTATTTTCATTTTTGTTCCCGTTTCATTTTTTTCACAGGTAATATTAAATCCATGTTCTTCTAGAATAGCAACGCAAATATTTAAACCTAAACCCGTTCCAGCTTCCGTTTGACCTTCTTTTCTAATATATGGTTTTGATAAATGATCAAAATCTTGTTGTGTAATACCTCTGCCATTATCTTGAATGTAAATAGTATGTTCATCGGAATATATTTTAACAAACTTAGTGTCAGAATCATTATACTTTAAACCGTTTCTAATCAAGTTGTCTAATGCTGTACAGAACAATGCTTCATTTACTTCGATGGTTGGTAATTGGTCGATAATAACTTGACTACTATATGCAGTTGATGACAGGTAATCGGATAAAATCATTTTCAAATCACATTCAGTTTTATTTAGTACAACATCCTTTTTTACGAGGTTGGTAAATTCATATACCCCTTTATATACTTTTTGCGAATGTTTTAATCCTTCTTTAATCATCCGGATTGGTGCTTCAATTTTTAATGAACTAATATCATCGGAACTTAATCGCCTTTCTAAAGAACTAAGTCCCCTAGGCATATATGTATTAATACCCGAATGCATATCGTGTCTTAATATCTTAGCCGCATGTTCTAGATAAGTATTTTTCTTTTCAATCTCTTTCTTTTGTTCATGTGAGTTGGTAATATCGGTAGCTATTTTTAATATACGATAAATCTTGCCATCCATTCCAATAATTGGATTATAAGTTGATTGTAAATACACTAAAGACCCATCTTTTTTAACTCGGGTAATTTCACCAGTAAATAATATACCGTCATTTAGTTTTTTCCAAAAAAGATCATATTCCTCACTTTTTGAATGTTCCTCATCTATAAATATTCTGTGATGTTTGCCAACTAGTTCATCGGATGAAGTATATCCCATGGTATTTAAAAACAAGTCGTTAGCAAAAATAATGTTACCTTCTAAATCAAACTCGATAACCGCATTAGACTTATTTATAGCATTCATTCTATTACGAATTTCTACTTCTTTTTTCTTAAGCTCCGTAACATCTTGCCTAATTGATGAAAATCCTTCTAACTTACCTCGTTTATCAAATCTTGCTCTAATATATGTGTCAACATAATATAACTCACCCGTTTTTGTTCTGTTGGTAACAATATCATGCCATATCTTACCCTTCATAACTGTTTCATACATTTTGCCCCAATATCCATCGGGCTGTAATCCGGAGTTTACAATATTATGATCCTTACCAATAACTTCATCTAAAGTCCATCCCGATACGTCTTCAAATTTTTTATTAACGTATGTTATTTTGCCGGTTTTATCTGCAATTGAAATGATTGTAGCGGCATCAATAAACTCTTCGGTATCCTTTATTTTTTTCAATAAAGTACTTGTTATATTAGTGTTACGCGATTTCATTAAAAAATAAAATAATGGCAAGAATATTAAAAAACATGCAATCTCAATTCCGCGCGTAATGTAACTAGAATGTAATATTGAAAATAATACTAAAGACTTTGTTATAGCAAAAACCACTAATGTTACTGTACTAATACTTAAAAGTATTTTATGTAAACTAGACATTTTATCGTATACCTTTATGATTATCAAATTTATCTAAGATTTGATTTAATAATTTTGCTTTAATGAAACCAGCCATTGATGCATTTTTAAGTGCACTTATAATTTGAAATATAATAAATGGCACTAATATAGTTTCACTTAACCACGATGTGCCTTTATATGCATGTTCTACCGAAAGTAATACTGTTAAGAATATGCACCAAACTGCTGCTGTCTGTAAAACTTTAATTGCTTTACGAGTTTGGAAACCTTCTCGTTTAATTCCAGCAATAACTCCAAAAAATCCATCAACAAATACCACAGCAATCAGTGCTAAATACTGATCATAATGTGTCATTGTCATATTGAAAAAATATGTAAAGATAAATGTTATCATGGATGTTACCGAACAATATATTGCAAATAGCGTCGTTTTCATTATTTGATATCTGTTGATTCGATTAAGGTATATGAAAATTTATTACCATTTGCGGTTTTTGCTTTGCGACAAATTGTCATGAATTCTTCAAAATCTGCAGAACGTTTGAATACTTGGCAACCTTCTGACCAATTTTCTACATATGTTGAATCTGCTCCGGCTTTATGTATGTTGATTCCAAATACGCCTTCTTGAATTGATTTTTCATCATACACCATATCTTTGTTTGGATCGCGGAATACTTTAACTGGTTTGTTTTGTCCCAATGCTTCATATTTACCAGCATGCAAACGCATTATGT